ACCGCCTCGAATCATGAGATCTGAGCTTTTTTTGATGATGAACTTTGGATAGATTTCTATTACACCACGCTTTGTGCTACGTGTTGAAATCATAAGAAAGTCAACCATCGCGTTTTATTCTCCTTTCACTTTGGCCATATATATTTAAGCTCTTCGATCTCATCACGGAGTTCTTCGATCTCATTACCGAGTTCTTCGATTTTCTTGTTCTGTCTATAATTATGGATTTCCACCATAAGTGCATAAGTAGTAATAGTGAATGCGAAAACGGTTAGAGTTCGGTTGAATCTTGCTTGGTTTCTGAGTATTTTTTTCATTCTTTTAATGGCGTCCGAAGAAGCTTGTAAGCTTCCAAAAATATAATTAATTACCTCAACCATTAACTTTCCCCCTTTTTCGTTTTGTCTTGATAAAACTATCAATCGTTTCAAATTTCCAATCTTTGTGACTGTTGAATGTAAATATAAATTCCTGACCATTCGTTTGTCTTATACGGAGACTGTTTTTGCCGTTCTGAAACCAGGTATGTATTTTGTCTCCAGCATAAATTGGAAAATATAACTCAAACCATTTAAAAACTTCATTATGAGTCATTATACACCTCCTCCTAATATGCTAGGATGTCGTCCAAATACCAACACATTTGATACCAAATTTCAACAGTTCGTAAATCACGTTTGCAGTTCTTAACAGTAAATAATCCACCTTCTCCGTTTCGCTTGTATTCTCGATTCAGGAACTTGGATATTACTTTGTTTAAATATCTTTTATCGAACTTCGTATCGCTCATGAAGTCTAAACCTAGGTTTGAAATCATGTTCCAAAACCATTGTCCAGTTCGATTCCCAATATCAGGATCGTCCATAATGTGTTCTTCGCAACGAATAGCAAGGGCTGTTAGCATTTCTAAAACGCTACAAGGGCGGTTATCTAAATATTCCGCAATCATTGAACGTTCGTATTTATGCTCATATCCAAATCGATATCTTAGATCTATCCCATCTTCGGCTCTGTTACTATCCATTTCAATGACATAGGTAAACTCTATATCATGTAGATGGGTCAAAAGCTTCCGATAGAATAGTCTCTTAGAATATCCATCTTTACATACGAGCTGGTACATCCATTCGAAGTATTCTTTGTTTAACCAGTTTTTTGTCATTAGTCATCCACCTCGTGTGGTTTTCTGATGACGTCCGAATATTTTCTTTGATCTAATAGTATTTCGTAATCACATTTTAGTCTGTCATTTCTGACAAATACTGAATCGTCCTCATACTCTCCAAAACTATTCAAAGAATCGAATCCGACAACGTCTTCGATGTCTTCTATGATTTCATCATTGTCATCGGCCAGAATCTGATCAGCGTAATAAGTTAGACTAATTGTGTCATAGTCATCCAATTCACCGAACTCCTCTGGAGCGATAACATATTTATCCATGTTCATAGACTCCTCCTCTTCGGGTTTTTCATCAACCATATCAGAATAGTTAGTATAGCCCTGTTCGCGTAAACGGGCTGCGTATTCAATAATATTTGGTTTTTCCTTTGCGTTGTCTGCCTTTATTTGGACTTCTTTTGTATCCTCTGTAAATTCAGCCACCCTCTTGGAGAATACTTCTTTGACTGAATTAATTTCGTCTTGAGCTATCCGCTCATATTTTTTCTCAACGTATTTCCATGTAACGACCGAACCGACAGCTGCTCCTAGAACAAATATCATAAAATTTATTTTTTTATTCATAAATATACCTCCTAAATAATTTTAGGTAATATTCCTTTGATCCTATAGCAAAACCACAATTAGAATCCATACAAGCATAATTACCTGTCCTTTCATGTAAATAACACTTTTTACCACATATAGGACACTTTAGATTTTTTGAATGTTTTTTCATTTCTTTTGCTCCTTTAGAATATCAATACTCAGACCGAAATACATTTTCTCTATTCGGTCCTGAACAAAAGAACAGATACTCAGACAAAGCTTTACAATCATTCGCATACCAATCAGTTAAAGTTTCTTCTGCGATTTGAATATCACTTTCACTAACCGGGCGACTTTGGTTCCAATAACCTGCAAATTGTCCTTTGGCTGTTACAACATCGATAACGTTTTCTCCAAACCCACCATCTGATACACGATTTAAGATGACCTCAGCAACCTTGCGTTTATCGGACATTTTATCGTCATAACATTCCCCGGCTAACGTCCGAACAATCGCTTCAACTTCTTCGTCCGAAAATGGTTTTTCTTCTAACGGTTCTATAATTATTTCCGGTGTTTCGTATGAAGTAGTGATAGTGGGTATAGCCGAAGTAATCGGTTTAGAAATTACAATTTCTCCAGTGTCGGTTTCATTGATAGGAATATTTCCATAAGCTATAAATATAAATACCGCACTCAGAGAGACTATGATTATCTTATTTAATTTTTTCATAAATACACCTCCTAAAATATAAAAGACCACCCTAAGACCGTTTCTAAAGATCAAAGGGTAGCCTTCGTATTACATCAAATCCAAAATATTTCCATCTACGTTGAAGTCGAGAAGGACTACTCGTTCGTATACTTCTTTTCCAACTTCACGCATAGCTGCATCCTTTACGAAAGATTCTTCATTCCTTCGGTAGGTTTCGTAAATCCCAAAGTCAACGTAATTATCGCCATTAGGGTTATCGGGATTATATACCCAACCAACAATTTGACCGGCTTTAGTTCTAGGAATACCAAGATCGTCAAGCACATCGTTCAGATACAAATATCCATTGGCTCTAAGTTTATCGTTAGCATATTGCTGCTGAGCTAGCAGAAACATTCGATTGTAGTTTCCATCTTTTTCCCAATAAGGATTGGATTCGTCAAAGAAGAAAGTATAATCACTCAACGAGTCTCTTTCTACAACATTGACGGTCTCTTTAACTTTCTTTTCCTTACCATCTTCGCCGACTACAACCTTTTCAATCTTCTTTGCCTTGATACCGTGCCTCAGTTCGTGGTCGACTTCTTCACCAAAACGCTCCACAACTCGATTTCTATACTGTTTAAAACCTTTGTCGACCGTAGCATATGCAGCTGCGAGAGCTACATTTCTTTTACGAAGAATATTATTCGATGCTAAAATGCTACTCAAGGATAGAGCACCAAGAACTACTGCTGGAGCATAAAGCTTAGCAAGTTTAATACCGGTCTGAATATAAACGATAGTCAAGTCTTTCTTAACGTCTTCAGGGGTATATTCTTCTGCGAATTTTTCATTGGCCGCACATTTATGAATAGCGTCGATATCTTCTTTAGACTTTTCTAAAATATCACTCGCTTTAGTAGTAGCTTTACAAGCCATGACCGCACTTACAACGGTTCCGACTACCCCGGCCACTGCAAGGATCTCGGGGCTATGTTTTTTGAGTTTAAAACCAATCTTGTTAACATTCGTAATAAGTTCTTTTTTCATATTATCTTCTCCTTTTCTTTTTTATTATTAATATCCGCACCACAGGCCGCATAACCAGCTAAGTCTACGAAGCTGTCTTCAGTTGCGGTCCCGGTTTTAATTCTAGCTATTTTAAGTAATGCCATCATCATGGCAACATCTATTGCTGTAAATTCAGTATTTTTATATGCCGACCATAAATTGGCAATTAGTTGAAAATTATCTTCTGGTGAGCCGTATTCGTTTACACGTTGACCGCATACACATTGTTTGGCTCTATCTAGAGTTTCAGCTCTTGTCATTTTATCCTCCCATTCAAATATCCATCCATAAGAATCCTCCTAATTTATCGGAAGGGCTTTGGGCAGTTTAATCATGTACCCATCTCGTACCCTAATTACAGATGCACTTCGAATATCAGTCCATCCGTAGTTGTTGTCCGTATAATTACCAGTGATACCGACTAAATCATATAAGTCGGCAACACTAACTAAACCATAAGTAGAAACCAACTCATCCATTCTTGATAGGACGTCTTCGGCTTCTCCTCGGTTATCAAAGATAATATCATCATAGTTGTATCCAGTTTTTGTTCGAACAGCGCTATAATCCCTTCGGCTATCATAATAACTCCTGTAAGATACCTTAGAGGCAGCGGTATTACTCTTTGTCTTACCTGTACCCCCGTAAAGTATCATATCAATACCGTTTGTCACGATATCCGAAATGGCTTTTTTAATTGCTGGAACCAATATATCAAGTAATATATACGACTTTACATTTGTAACATCTTCGGATATAAATATATCAGCAAACTTCTTAATCTCGCTTTTCTTTTTGGACTTTACCGTTCCGGAAATTACTTTTTCTACTTTCTTTTCCGGAATAG